CCAGTTTTGATTGCCTTCGAAGATTTATCCTTCACAAAACCTGTAGATGCTCCGTTCTTTGAATGTGTAATCGTACCGGCTGCAACTGTCAATGTCGATGTCAGCGGCAATCGTATTAGAGAACTCGGAGTTATGCAAGTTAATGTTTGGTATCCGAGTGGCAAAGGTGCTGGTAAAGGTGAAGCTCTTGCTAACAAAGTTATCGCCCACTTCCCTGTTGTTCCTATTTCTGGAACGGTTGTTATTACACAAACACCTTTTAAATCTAGAGCAATCAAGGATGAGAGTGGCTGGAGAATTATTCCTGTCACAATTAATTATCGCCAAGAAGGCGAAGTTGTCGCTACTTAATGTAGCTCATAAATTTAAGGAAATCACATGGCTGTCGTAACAAATACTTCTAAATCTGTGCTTGGGTCTGTGACTCCTGTACAAATCTCTCTGGCAACTTCCGGCGACACTCTGACCTATGTAGCAAATGCTGGTCAAGAACTGATTCTGGTTAATACCTCGGCTAGTCCAGTTGTGGTAACAATTGACGGAGCTTCTGGTTCTACGATTCCAGTGCCAAACACTGGCGGTGCCACTTTCTCGGTAGCTTCTGGCTACACCGTTTCGGTTGCAGCTAGTTCTACAGCCATCGTCATGTTGGATACCATCAGCAGCTTCTTGCAAGGTGTTGTGGCAATTACAGCAGCAACTGGTGCAGTGGTTAAAGCTGCCATCATTCAATAATCTAAAGGAAATAATAAAATGGCAACTCTCGCTTTTCCATCAGCAGGTTCTAAGCTGTATATCTGCACCACTAATGCCCCTCCTGCTACTTTCGATGCTGCTGGTTTCGGCGCACAAACTTATGTAGAAATTAAAGAACTGTCAAATATTGGTGTTATCGGTGAAGTTGCTTCGCTGATCCAATTCGAGCCCGTTGGGGACCCTTACGTATATAAATTTAAGGGTAACTATAACACAGGTCAACTGGCTCTACAAGGTGCTTATGCTCCTACTGATCCGGGCCAAGCAAAGCTGTTCGTTGCTCTGCAAGACCCACTGGTTTACTCGTTCAAGCTGACTATTGGTGGCGGGACTACTGGAACACCACAAGCGACTCTGTATGTGCAAGGCCAAGTCATGTCTGCTCCAATTAACGTTGGTTCGGTTAACCAGATCACCGGTATCGATAGCACGATTGAACTGTCTGGCAAATTGATTAAAGCTTAATTTACAAGGCCACTACGGTGGCTATTATTTTCAGCACTACGGGAGTTGTAGGCGTTATACCTACCTCCCATCTAGTGTATCTACTATAAGGTACACATGACAGCAAAATGCACTACAGAACAATTTATTGAATCAGCTAAAGCTATTCACGGAGATGCATATGACTACTCAAAAGTGGTGTATGTATCATCTGCCAAGAAGGTAGAAGTTGTCTGCAAAGTAGGTGGACACGGCAGTTTCTGGGTTCAACCTCAAAGTCATAAGACTTGTAAAACAGGTTGCCCTCAATGTGCGAGAATTCGGACTATTGCAGGTAAAGCGCTAACTCAAGAGAAATTTATTGAGCGTTCCATGGAGAAGCACGGCAATCGGTATGACTACTCGCAATCTGTATATTCTGGTAGCAACAAAAACGTGACAATTATCTGTAATGACCACGGGCCTTTTGAACAAACTGCTCACTCCCACATGACAGGACACGGATGTACTCAATGCGCAATTGATGAGAACACTAAACGACAATCATGTAGTACAGAGTCATTTGTAACTAAAGCGAAAACTGTGCATGGTGACAAGTATGATTATAACTCTGTTGAGTATGTATCCAGTCAAGCTAAAGTTAAAATCCTCTGCAACATTCATAAAACATTCTTCTGGCAAGACCCTTCTAATCATATACAAGGTGCAGGTTGCCCACATTGTGGCAAATCAGGCTTTAACCGAAACAAACCAGCATCACTTTACATCCTCCGTTGTGACAACATAACAAAAGTTGGAATCACTAACGTAGCTGTAACAAAGCGTCTTAAACAATTATCAGGTTCTAGTAAGCACGCCTACACAATCTTCCATTCTCAGTATTTCGAGCTTGGTGAGAATGCACTTAATCTAGAAACTAAGACTTTGCAATATCTAAAAGGTTTGTACAAACAACCTGAAGATAAATTTCAGGGTTCCACAGAATGTTTCTTTGATGTAAATATTGAAGAACTCATGCAATTCGTATCACCTCAAGCAGTAACAATATAGAACTTACATAAGTAAGTCAATATAAATTTCTAAGCCAATTGTGGCGAAGAACAATCTACCAAAGGAAATAATATTATGGCAAGTTTTAACCTGACTCAACTGGCTCTGGCCGATACCACTGTTATCCACCTGCAAGGTCCAGATGGCGTCCCGCTGTACGCAGATGAAGAACAAACTCAAGCACTGGAAGTTGAAGTGTATGGCCGTTCGTCCAAGCAGATGCGAAACTACCTGATCGCTGCTGAGAAAAAGAAAGCTAAGCGCGGCAAACGTGTCGCCACTCCTGACGAAGCTCAAGAAGACAATGCTGAATTCTTCGCTGCCATCACCAAGTCTGTAAAGAATTTTGATCTGGGTAAGGGTCCACTGACCACTCAGGAGCACTTCAAAGAACTGTACATGAACCCTGCACTGTATTGGGTAACTGATGCCGTTTCGGAGACCTTGGGCAGTTCTGAGCTTTTTATTCAACGGTAAGAGAAAACCTCTCCCAATATGTCCGTCACAGTGCTTGGCTTAATGCCACTCCAGAGGGACAAAAGGGAGAGCCTAAATCTCGCAGAGAACAACGTGTGCAGGGTGATCCTATATTGGAACCTCTGCCACTATCCAGCTACGAAGAATATTTAGTAAGTCTTTGGAGAGAAGCCGGAACAGTATCACAAAAAGGTATGGGCATTGATGCTCTCGAATGGACAGAGCTTATAGCGTGGTCAGAAAGATTCTACTCAGATACTCTTATAGAGTGGGTAAAAAATCCTGACAATAAACGTCATAAGCCTGTCCCTTTGCTTATCAAGTATTGTACATTACCAGACGTAGATTTACAAATCATTCGTCAAATGAGCCAAGAATACTGTTGGATGTCACAAGAAGCTACTGACCCTCTGTGCGCTTGCCCAATAGAAGTTGAAGAGTTTGAAATGAGTGAAGAACAAGCTGAAACTGTTGCAGAAGATGTGTTGGCTAGCTTGCGTGCTATGGGCTTCTTAAGTGAAGATGGACAGAGTTTATAAAGGAATGACATGGCAGCAGACATCACATCGTTAGTAATTTCCGTTACATCGACCGGCATTAAGGAAGCATCGACAGCTTTGTCAGGTCTTGGTACGTCTGCTGCAAACGCAGAGAAGCGTATCAACTCCTTGATTGAAGCTACCAAGCGTTTGAACATCGCTAATGACTTAGCTGCCAAAACTGCCACAAATGTTGCAGACAAGATGCGTGAGCAGGATCGTATTCTCTCTACGATGGCAGCTAATTCGCGCTTGTCTGCCCGTGGTACACAAGACTTAGCGGCAGCTATGACATTACTCGCAGCATCAATGAATTTGCTGAATCAGAATACCATTATTGTTACTCGTAATCAACGTCTGCACAATGAACAGATGAGAGAAGCCCACGCTCTGGCAAGAGGCTTGTCAGGGTCATTAGGCGCTCTCTGGCTGACGTATGGTAACTTATCTGGTATGGCTGTAGGCTTGGCAATCGGGACAGCACTGAAGGGTATTGTGTCAGTTGGTAAAGAGGTTGAGCACACGCTGGAAGGTATCCGTGTACGTGGTAATGAGACAGTTGAATCTATTACTAATCTCCGACAGGTTGTGCAAGATTTGGGTAAAGGTGTTTATGGACCTGAGCAGGTTGCAAAAGCTCTTGAAACACTGGTTTTGGCAGGTTTAAATGCTAGCCAAGCTGCATCGTCCATTGGTGCAGCCTTGAACCTTGCTACAGTAGGCGGTGTGTCAATTGAGAAAGCCGCAACCACTCTTGTCTCAGTCGGTACAGCCGTAGGTTACGTTGCAGAAGGTTTTGGGCGTGTTGCAGATGTTATTTCTAAAACTGCTGCGCTGTCGATGTCCTCTGTAGAGAGTTTGTCTGAAGCCTTTAAGTCCGCATCTTCCGTAAATCGTTTGTACGGTGTTTCGCTTGAAGATATCGGTACAAGTTTAGGGGTGTTGTCTAATCTTGGTATTCAAGGCTCGGCAGCAGGTACAGCGCTAAAAAACTTCTATAAAGAACTTGCCTCAGAGTCAGAAAAGATTGGTGGGACTTTCCGAGATATGGGGATTACTCAAGCAATGTTGAAAGACACTGCCGGTAACTTCAAACCTTTGTTAGAAGTAGTGGAGCTTGTCGATACGGCTCTTAAAACCTTAAGTGAGAGTGAATCCAAGCTTGCACAAGGTCGCATTAGTAATGAGCGCGGCCAGCGACTGCTGACCCAATTGCTTGGAGAGTATAACACTGAATTAGGCAACGGAGAGAACGCCCTTGAGCGATTCCGTAAGAATGTGGAAAACAGCTATGGCTTTGCAGCCAAAGGCGCAGCACAAATGGCGCTAACAGCCAAAAGCCAAGTTGAGTCAATGTTCAATACATTGAAAAGCAGCTTTGCTGATACCTTTACGAGTATTGAGCCAGAGTTGATTGCGTTTACAGCCCGGATGAAACAAATCTTTAATTCCCCGGAGTTTAAACAAGGTCTCATTTCATTAGCAGAAACCTTTGCAAACTTGGCTGTATCTATTGCCGAGAATCTTCCATTTATTGCTAAATTAGTTGCTGGGTTTGTGGCTATTAAAGTGGCTATGGGATTTGTTCCTATCCTCCAAGCTCTGCCGGGAATCCTTACTTCTATTACAACAGCTTTTGCAGCACTCGCCGCAGGTACAGTCACGTTTGCAACTGTATTCCCTCCGTTGATGATTGCTGTAGGGTTGGCTATCACAGCTATTACCGCTTACAATTTGCTCAAAGGTGGTGATGATGCTTCCCGAAATGCAAAGAACGCTGAGGCGTATAGCAAGAGCTACATAGACGGTTTGATTAAAGAGTCGGAGCATCTGGATAAAGTTAATGAAAAGATGCGTGAGAAGAAATCCCTCTCTGAAATTAACGCTGAGATTGAGCGAGATGAGTCAAAGCAAAGAATGATTCAGTTGGACAACTTAGCAATTAAAGAAGCCGAAGCAAACCTTCAGAAAACCAAAGGAAACTTTGACATCTCTGCAAGTTTGAAAGCTCAGCAAGAATTGAATCGTGTGAGGCTCCAAGCTTCCAATAATCTTAAACTGATGGCATCTGCCGAAGAAACATTGTTTAACAAGGCTAAGCTGAATAAGGAGCTTACTGAGGAGCGTGCGAAGAAGAGTAGGGAAATTGAACGTGATGACCCTACAAATTCCTTGTCAGGTAAAGTTAACAAAGCTACTGTCAATGACAAGTACGCGGCAGCTATCATGGACATCAACAACAAAATCAAAGCTGCTAAGAAAGACATGCAGAACTTTGACGACAAGCTTAACGATCAATTCAAAGCTGGTGAGATGGGCAAGCTGCAAGTTATCCAATCTTCTGCTGAAAAGCAGATTGCTGAATACACTAAAATTGGCGATGAAATTCAGAAACAAATTGATATTGCCTCTAAAGGTAAGAACAAGAAAGCTGACGTAGAGAAATTCTCAGGTTTGCAGGAAGCTAATACAGAAGCTATCGAACAAGCTAAACGTAAACAGGCCCAAGAGACTTCTGTGTACATTGCGCAACTTCGTCAGGATAGTAATAGAGAAGCTGTGAAGCAACTCGAAGAAGAAGGCAACTACGTATCGGCTGCGGCCCTTCGCTGGAGCACTGAGTATTCTCCGGCAATTCAAGCTGTGCAGAAAGACTACGAAGCTCTTGGAGACAAATTCCCTGAGATTGGCGAGCGTCTGAAACAATTGGAAGCTACACAAGAATCCTTTATGGATGCTGCTCGTGTCAAAGAATTGTCTAAAGAGTATAACGTATTGGCTCTGGAAATTGCTAACACTCTGAAAGGTGTGCAAACCGCTTCTGAGGATCAAGGATTGACGGCTATGTGGACCGCTGCAATGGATGCCACAGAGAAGTATAAAGCATCTTTGCCGGGATTGGCAGATCAACTTGAAAAGCTGAAACGCTTTGCAATGGCTGATGATGCTTCTACAGGTGATAAGAAAGCTTACGAAGAAGCGTTGTCCCAGCAGACATCTTTGGCTGAGAAATACAAGACAATGTGGACAGGTGTTGGCAAATCTATCTCAGATTCATTGGGAGAAGCCTTCGGTAAATCCGGTAAAGCTGCTGGCGATATGCTTCAGTCGATTGTCAAATACAATAACACTGACAACAAATCAATAGAAGCTAAGAACAAACTCTACGGAAGCATGGCTGGTGCTGCTAAGAACTTCTTCAAAGAAGGCTCTACAGGATACAAGGTCATGGCTGCTGCTGAGAAAGTGTTCCGTGCTATCGAGTTGGCGAACATGATTAAATCATTGTTTGTGCACGAAGCCATAACTACCGCAAAAGTAACTGGAACTGCTATTGGTCAAGTGGCTGAAACTTCTGAAGTTATTGCTGGTGAAGCAGCACGGAACACCGCCAAAGTTCCGGGAGTGTTCATGTCGTTCATGAGTGCACTTGGTCCATGGGGCGCTGCTGCGGCTGCTGTAGCTATTGCTGCTGTGCTGGGTGGTGCTTTCAGTGGAGGCGGGGGTGGCGGTATGTCTGCTGCTGAACGTCAAGCTAAACAAGGCACAGGTTCTATACTGGGTGATGAT